ACATGGGGATATTATAAACGGAAATCGCACAAAGGAAAAGCTTTTTCTGCATAAAAAAGAAACTTTTTTTTGATTAAAAGTGTTGACACGATGGCTTGTTTTGGTATGGGAGAAACCTTCGTAAGTCGTTGATACTCAGTCAGTTACGGGCGGGGGCGGGGCGCTTCGCCGTAACTCGTTGATACTCAGTGAGTTACAGCGATTCTTTTCATAACATAAAAACTCAACGTGTCAAGTATTTTTTTTGGTGGATGGCGGGGGGATCGAACCCCCATCCGAGACTCGCATCCCGTCGAAACCATTGGCCACCCAAACTTTTTACTTCCCGTAAATCATGCGGAGTTCGCACGAAGCTTCGTTGACGATTTCCGCAGTCACGCCTTGCGGATCTTTGCAGGCATCCGCGATGCCCTTGCGGATGATTCTCTTTAGTTTTCGCGCACGCATCAACTCCCCAATGTGATGAGGGAAGAGAATGGGATAGGTGAGAATCAAGATAGCTTTTCCCATCGGGGACTGATATTTAAAATTGTGTAGGTTCATAGTGTTTTATTGTTAGAGGTCGAGAGACTCAAGAGAAACTTCTTTTTCGTGTCCGTCATTGAATGAGATCCAAGCGCTGTTATCTTGTTGGAATGTCTCATGAACTAAGACGGTTTGGCCTTGGTAATTAGCGAAGAACTCTTCGCAAGAAACATCTGCTAATTTATTGATTGTATCGGGCATGGTGGTTTTCTAATTTATTTTTAGGCTAGGAACTTAGGATCTTGCTTTGGCTGCTCAGGCACATTTTCAAGGAACCATTCCCTTTGCTCTTTTCGGAAGTCTTGGCATTCTTTCTGGAACTGGCCCGAAACCTCAACGGTCTCATCTACCATTTTGTTCCATGCTTCTTCTGCTTTGGCCATTGCTGCGAGGGCTTCTTCGGTTGCGGTCATGTGTGTATTCTACTTTATTTTTCTAAGTGGTGCAAGCTCTTTTCGTATAAAAAGAAAACTTTTTTTAACGGGGGCGGGAGTAAAAGCGACCGTAAAGAATTTCCAGCCTTTCTCTATGCTTGGAAGCCCACGAAGCCCAACGGTTTTCGAACTCTTCAACGCGAACGAACTTCCCTTCGGGGAAAGCCCAGTGTTCGCCATTCTTGATCTGCTCAACTCTTTTTGCGTCGGCAGTCTCACCCCAAACAAACTCTTCGCCTTTGGCGGTTTTCGAGATGATGACGAAACTCTTGGTTTCGTCTGCGTGCTTAATTTTTCCTCCTGAGAAGTATATCGTTGCCATGCGTGTATTTTAGCACAGATCCGCACGAATTAAAAGCTTTTTTTACGTCCAAAATGCTTTTTTTTTGACCTGTCATACAGCATGCCCACCCCATAGCACCCACCCCATTTTTTAAAAGTTTTGATCCCTAATATACGCGCAGAGTCAGGGGGGGAGTCTTTTCTCAAAAACTAAACCATTAAATTATAACAGTTAGGCGTTGGATGGAAAAAAATAGCGGGGTTATTTTGGGGAAAAGTGCATGCCCAAGAAAAACCAGAATAAAAAAATAAACTAATATGCCGCGAATATAATACACAAAAACGTGTAGTATAAGGTATGACATATCGGAATATGGCGGTAGTGCTGGATGGAAGCGAACCTATATTGGCAACGAAGGTTGGGGTAGATTTCTCCACTAAAAACCAAGTAAAAAGACAATTGGGCGCGAATATCGACGCTGGTGATCAGTTGAGGTTTAATGGCGATGTGGATTGTAAGATAGGTTTGGATTTTCTAGTGAGTACTAGAGATGATGGTGGTAATGACTTTGTTAATTTTTTATTTGATAGTTTTCATAACACTGGGCAGAATTCTATGATTTTAAATGTCGGGGGGAATATCTACAACTCTTGTTTTATTGATAGTTTCAGTTTGACGGTCAGACCATTTGAGACAGTCATGGGTAATGCAACATTTAGTAGTTATGATCCTAGCGATTCAGTTTTGACTGGCGCAAATACTCTACTAGATACCCATCTATATACAAACGATGTAGTCTACGGACACAATTGTTTACTGAGTGGTGCAGGTAATGTGGTAGCTTCTGATATTATCAATGAATTAAGTTATACTAAAACGTATTCAAGAACCCCAATTTATACTTTAGGTTCGCAACAGGCGACAAGCCAAATTGTTGACGGTGTAGAGGTAGATGTAAACGTTCAGTCTACAGGGTTGAATCAGTTGATTGATTTTAGTGGTAATAAATTATCTAGTGATTTTGGGGTCGGTCTACGAGATGTTGGCGGTTCTGGAGTAACTTACAGTTCATCTAATTTTGATTTAATTGTAAATTCTGGAGCGCATGTAGTTGCGGAAGGTTACTCCGTTGATGGAGGCGGTACTTTAGTAACAAAAGCTACCATTAAAGAAGTTATTCTATAAAAATAAGTGTAATATATACATATGGCCCGAAGAAAGGTTGCTAAGGAAAAAGAGGTTCCGTTTGAGTTACTAGCGGATTTTGAAAGATCGATAAAGTTTAATAAAAGAAATTTTAGATTCACCCCCAAACAAAAGAAGTTTTTAGACCTAATACTGGAAGAAGATTCTAAGATTATTTTTGTTTCTGGCCCTGCGGGAAGCTCAAAGACCTACATGTCCCTGTATGGGATGTTAAAATTATTGGAGGAGGACTTCTCTAAAGATATTTTATATGTTCGAAGTATTGCTGAAAGTGCTGATACGGGGTTGGGGAGCTTACCCGGGGATATTGCAGACAAGTTTGATCCTTTTTTGTGTCCACTTTATGACAAAATGGAAGAAATCGTCGCTTCTGGGGACGCGATTTACTTAAAACAACGCGAAAAAGTGTCAGCAGTGCCGATCAACTTCCTTCGTGGGGCGAGTTGGCAGAATAAATTGGTTTTTGCAGATGAAGCTCAGAATTTCACGCTAAAAGAATTAACTACTTTGATCACCCGCATAGGTGAAGACAGTAAAATTATTATCGGAGGTGATTTTTTCCAGAGCGACATCAGAGGAAAAAGTGGATTCAAGCCCATGTTCGACAAATTCGATGATGATGAATCTAAAGAGATGGGTATTCACACATTTAGCTTCAATGAAAGCGATATTGTCCGTAGTAAAATACTAAAATTCATTATTAAGAAGTTAGAAGGTGAAAAATAGTGTAATTACTTACTGATTTTGATATAATTGTAAGATGAGTCACATATTTTGTTATAGTTGTGGGGTTAAGATTGAATATAATTTTGCTAAACCTAATTTTTGTTCTAAATGCGGGGCAAGTTTTGGAGGCGAGCAGCAATCTCAAGCTGCGGTGGAGCAGGTTCCCAATCAAACCAAAGCCTCTGTAGTTTCGGATGACGAAACTGATGCAGAGTTCGTTCCACAACTAAGGGGGTTGCAGGTGGAAATCGAAAAACCTAAAACTTTCACCATTGGTTCTTTAGCAGGTCAGAATACGCCTCCCGACTATAAGGGGAAAGGCGCTTACGATCTGAATGATTTCACTTCTAAACCTTAATGCCCGAAGAGAAGAAGTATGAAGACTACCAAGACATCATAGATCGAGCCGTTAAAAAGCAGAGATCAAGGTGGCGTTTAGATGCTATCAAGTGGTTTGACTTTGAGGATGTCGAACAGGTAGTAAAATCACACATCGCCCAAAAGTGGCACATGTGGGATCAGTCGCGTCCATTGGAGCCGTGGCTTAGTCGTGTAATCACCAATAGGATGTGGAATCTTATAAGAAACCATTATGGGTCTTATATCAAACCTTGTTCGACATGCATACATGCGCGGGATGAATCATGCGCTAAGACAATAAGCGGTAACCAAGATGTTTCGTGTAAAGATTATGCTAAATGGTCAAAGAAGAAAAAATTTGGACTAGAATTGAAAACTGCATCTAGTCTGGATGATGCTGAGCATGTTATAAACGTTAAGTGTAATTCATATTTTGATTATGACTCCGATACACAAAAGCTTAACGATAAAATGCGAAAAAAACTTGGAGAGAAACAATACGGGGCATATCATATGTTATATTTCGAGGATTGTACAGAAGAAGATGTAGCAAAGTATATGGGGTATAAACTGTCTGATACTAATCGTAAGGTTGGCTACAGACAAGTAAAGAATCTCAAGTGTAAATTTCATAAGATTGCAATAAGAATTTTAAAAGATGGAAGGGATTGGTAATGGATTTAACAGATGATCAAAAAGAGTATATAAAAAACAATGTGAATAAAGTCACAAATTTAAATGAACTCACCCAAAAATGTTTTAGGGATGATGATTTAGATGGTCGCACGAAAGAAGGTCGGGCTGTTCGAAAATACTTAATAGAGAATAATATTGATTATAAAACAACCCGCCGCAAACCACAGGACAAAATCGAACTAAACGATTCCCAAAAAGAATTCATTATCCAGCAAGCTCAGGAAGGAATGTCGTCG